CCAGGTGAGTGAAAGCCTTAATCAGATAATCTCAAAGGTCCAGTTTCCTGAGAAGCTGGCCTGTCTATTTGAACCTGAGTACGCAAGATACAGAGTATTACTAGGTGGGCGTGGTGGCGCAAAATCTTGGGGAATTTCTAGGGCATTGCTCATCAAAGCCTCTCAAAAGCCATTACGTATCCTATGTGCACGTGAGTTCCAAACCTCAATTAGAGATTCGGTCCATAAGCTCCTTTCAGACCAAATCATTGATTTAGGGCTTACTGAGTTTTATGAAGTAACCCAAACTTCTATTAGAGGTAAAAATGGCTCAGAGTTCAGCTTTGTAGGCTTAAAGAACAACGTAGCCAATATCAAGTCCTATGAGGGTGTAGACATATGCTGGGTAGAGGAAGCGCAGACCACTAGTCGAATGTCCTGGAATACTCTGATACCTACAATTCGTAAAGAAAGTTCAGAAATATGGATTTCTTTCAATCCTGAGCTTGAAACAGATGAAACCTACCAGCGATTTGTAGCCAATCCTCCTGAAGGGGCCATAGTCCAAAAGATTAACTGGTCAGATAATCCGTGGTTTCCTGAAACACTTAGATTAGAAAAAGACTCTTTATTTGTTAGAGATAGAGAGGCCTACAACACAGTCTGGGAAGGTATGTGCCGCCAGACAGTTGATGGTGCTATTTTTGCTAAAGAAATGCAGCAAGCTGAGTTTGAGGGCAGGATTACTAGGGTTCCGTACGATGCAACCAAGCCTGTGCTGGCTATTTTTGATATCGGTTGGGCCGATGCCACAGCCTGTTGGATTATCCAGTTTGTAGGTATGGAAACTAGGGTATTGCGTTACTTTGAATGCACTCAAACAACCATGAGTGAGATCCTGGCTAAGATGCAGACCTTTGGGTATGTCTACGATACCTTATATTTGCCTCATGATGCTCAGAACAAAACATTGTCAGCCAATGGCAGAAGCCTAGAAGATATTGTCAGGGCTGCTGGGTATAACGTCAGGATCATAGACCGAGTGCCTATAGCCGACTCAATCAATGCCGCTAGAACAATATTTAGCAAATGCTACTTTGATAGAGAAAACTGCTATGAAGGTCTACAATGTCTTAGACATTATCGGTATGATGTAGATCCTGAAACAGGCAGATTTAGTCAAAAGCCATTACACGACAATTTTAGTCATGGTGCAGACGCATGGCGTTACATAGGATTAATGATTAATGAGCCTAAAAAGCCAAGACCTAAGAAAATAAATTACCAAGTCAGTAGCTGGATGTCTTAAACTACTGCTAAATATGATATAAGGACTACCTATGGGTATCTACGATTCAGAATACGCAGACAACGATGAAGAAAGCATTATTGATGATGCTAAGAACTTCTTGCGCTTTTGTTCAGACAATGACTCTAACAATCGTGTAGAGGCCCTAGATGACCTTAAATTTGCTGGTGGAGATCAATGGCCTGTCGAGATCCAAAACAGCCGACAGCTTGAATCTAGACCTTTCCTGACCATCAACAAGATTGATGCGTATTGCCGCCAGATTGCCAATAGCCAACGCCAACAAAGGCCTCGCATTAAAGCGCATGGCATGAATACCAATTCAGATGAAAAAGTAGCCCAAATCATTACTGGTATTTGTAGACATATTGAGGAACAAAGCGATGCTGATGCCGCTTATGACAATGCTTTTGATTTTGCTGTTCGTATGGGTTGGGGCTACTGGAGGCTTATTACTGACTATGTCAGGCCTGACTCATTCGACCAGGAAATATATATCAAGCGTATTGAAAATCCATTTATGGTCTATTTCGATCCTAATAGCAATGAGCCTGATGGTTCAGATGCAGAAAAGTGCTTGATTACTGAAGTTGTCAGCAAGGAAGCATTTAAGAAAATGTACCCTGATGCTGAAACAGATGCAGGGTTTACACCTAGAGGCACAGGTGATTCTCAGTCAGAATGGATTACTAAAGAAGATATTCGTATTGCCGAATACTTTTATACCGAATATACCCATACCAAAATCGTGCTTTTAAGCGATGGCACGACTGTTTATGAAGATGAAATGCCAAGCCAAGATATGTTGCTAGCTGCTGGCGTATATGAAGTTAGCCGCCGAGTTACTGTTAAAAAACAGATTAAATGGTGCAAGCTAACTGGTATGCAAATTCTAGAAAAGCGTGACTGGGCTGGTAAATACATTCCTGTTGTGCCTGTTTATGGTCAGCAACTTATTGTAGACAGCAAAAAGAAAAAATTTGGCCTTACTCGCATGGCTAAAGATCCGCAGCGTATGTATAACTTTTGGTCTACTGCGCTTACCGAGTCTGTTGCCCTTGCCCCTAAAGCTAAATGGTTATTGGCTGAAGGCCAGGATGAGGGCCACGAAGATGAATGGAACCAAGCCAATATTAAATCTACGCCTGTATTGCGTTATAAGCAGACAGACAGCGAAGGCAGAACTGCTAATCCGCCACAAAGATTAAACCCTGAACCTCCTCCAACTGGAATTACTACAGCTTTAGAAGGCTTAAATGCCGATTTAATGGCTGTTGTTGGTATTTATGATCCAAGCCAGCTTCCTGTAGGCAATATGTCAGGCAAAGCAATTCAGGGCCAACAATCTCAAGTGGATATGACCAATTTCCACTATTACGACAATTTAACTCGTTCTATCAAGCAAACTGGCCGTATTATTCTTGACCTTATTCCCCATGTTTACGATAAAGAACGTGCTTTACGCATTATTGGTGATGATGGCAAAGGTGAAGTAGTCAATCTAAACCAAAGAGTACAAGACGAAAATGGCGTTGAAAAGATTCTCAATGACGTAACTGTAGGCGAATATGACGTAGTCATGGAAACAGGTCCTGGCTACAACTCTAAGCGTCAGGAAGCAGTCGAATCTATGGTTCAAATGATGGGTGTAGACCCTGATTTGATGAAACAAGCTGGTGATTTGGTTTTTAGAAATATGGATTTTCCTGGCGCAGAAATTATTGCTGACCGCTTGGCCGCCGCTAATCCTTTGGCTCAAATTGACGATAAATCCGATATTCCGCCTCAAGCTCAGATGATGATTAAACAGGGCCAAGATACTATTCAGCAGTTGCAACAGCAAATTCAGGCTATGCAGATGGATATGAAATACCATGCAACCATTGAGCAACAGAAGCAAGAGGCTGAAACTCAGCGTAAATCAATGGATATACAAGTTCGCAGGGAAGATGTGCAAATGCGTACTGAAACTCAGGCTCATGACACTATTATTAAGACTGAAACTCAAAAAGAAATTGAACAAATGAAGGCTCAATTAGCTTTAGTTATGGCTCAATTAGATGTTCGTAGTGAAAGAGCAGCATTGGATGAAGCAATAGAACGTGGTATTTAACAAGTAAAATATAGCCATGAAAAGATTAAATCCATTAACCAATAAACCATTCCAATATGGAGATATTAGGGAAGATGGATTCTTTTTTCAAAGTTATAAAGTAAATAGAAAGCTTAAAAAAAATGGTTTTTATGGTGAAAATTGGGTTCAAAAAAAATATAAAACCAATTCTTTAGAAGCAACAAAAAGATGGAGATTGCTAAATCCTGAAAGAACCAAATTATTAAGAAATCAATGGAAAAAAGACAATAAAAGTATTGATGCTTTCCATTCTGCCAAGCGCAGAGCTGCAAAAATGCAAAGAACAATGAATTGGGGCAATGACCCAATAAAAATTAAAGAATTGTATGATGCGGCAGACTTTTTAGGAATGATGACTGGTGAATGGCATCATGTAGACCATATTATTCCCTTACAAGGTAAAAATGTATCAGGGCTTCATGTATTAAATAACTTGCAAGTATTATTAGGCAAAGATAATTTATCAAAAAGAAATAATTTTTAATCGGAGAGAAAAATATGCCAACAGTTACATCAGCAAACATAGCAGAATGGAAAATGAAGGAAATGGCTCGTAGAGCAGGTAAAAAATATGAACCTGAAGGGCCTAAAAATCCTTACGTAGATATGGATAAAACGCAAATCAAAGAACAAAAAGCTTTGATGAAGGAAGCTAAAAAAGCAAATAAAGCGTCTAAAGAATAAAATAGACACAAATTAAATTTAGTAGTATTTTTAACTTAAATCAGGAGCTTGAGAAATCATGGCCGATACAGAAGCAAGAGAAGCACAAAGCGTAGTAACCAGTAGTAATGCGGCAGATTTTTATGCAGAAAGATTAGGTTTAGCTGAAGATGTTCCGACTGAGGCTGTAGAAAATACAGAGCCAGAACAGGAAATCCAGAGTGAACCGAAGGCAGAGGAAGAAGCTAAAGCAACAGAAAAGTCAAAAGACAAGTTAGAAAAGCGTTTTTCTAAAGTAACCAAACGTGCTCAGGAAGCTGAAGAACGTGCGAATGCTCTAGAACAGCGTTTAAGAGAAGTTGAAGCAAAGGCAAATCCTCAGACAATAGCCCAAACAGCTAATGCCGATGATAAGCCTAAAGCAGACCAATTTAATGATGCTTTTGAATATGCAGAAGCATTAGCAGAATGGTCGGCTGAAAAAGCATTGAAAGATAGAGATATTGCGGATCAACAGCGTAAAGCTGAAGAAGAACGCAATAAAGTAACAGAAAGTTGGAATAAAAAAGTAAGTAAAGCTAAGGAAGCTATACCTGACTTTAATAAGGTTGTATCGAAAAGCACAGTAGTAGTATCTGATGCCATTCGTGATGCCATTTTAGAATCAGATGTTGGTCCTCAAATTCTTTACCATCTTGCATCCGATGATGATTATGCTCAATCTATTGCATCAATGCCAGCTATCAAAGCTCTTAAAGAGATTGGTCGTTTGGAAGCTCGATATGAAGGCGAACAAGAAAAGCCTGAAAAGAAAGCTAAAACTGTTGCACAAAGTAAAGCACCAGCACCTATTAGTCCGTTAAAAGGTGGCAAATCCGCTGGAGCAGATGTTCTTGTAGACACCAATGGTGAATTCTATGGCTCGTATGCTCAATGGAAATCTGCTCGATTAGCGAACAAAATACGCTGATAAACCTAATTTTTTTGGAGATTTAAAATGTCAAATACTTTATTGACGATTAGCAAAATTACTAATGAGGCCCTAATGGTCCTCGAAAACGAATTAACATTTTCATCCGAAGTAGACCGCAATTATGACGATCAATTCGCTGTTGTTGGTGCAAAAATTGGCGCAACTGTAAACGTACGTAGACCAGGTCGTTTTATTGGTACTACAGGCCCTGCGTTAAACGTAGAGGACTTGAACGAAACTTCAGTACCTGTAACTTTGTCCACACAATATCACGTTGATACCCAATTTACAACGCAAGATTTGGCTTTGTCTTTAGATATGTTCTCTGATCGTATTTTGAAGCCAGCAGTTGCAGCTATTGCCAACAAAATTGACTTTGATGGTACAACTACAGCAGCTTTGAACACAGCTAACATCGTTGGTACTGCTGGTACTCCTCCTACAGGTTTGCTAACTTACCTCAATGCTCAAGCATTCCTTGACTCTGAAGGCGCACCTCGCGATGGCCGCCGTTCTTGCATCGTTGAGCCATTCACTTCAGCAACTATCGTTGATAGCTTGAAGGGCTTGTTTGTTCCTAACGACAAGATTGGTATGCAGTACGAAAAAGGCCTTATGGGTCGCGACAGCGGCGGCATGAACTGGAAACTTGACCAAAACATCGTTTCACAAACTTTTGGTAACTTCTCTAGCTCTACTGTTACAGCTTCTGTTGCTACTACAACTGCAACTGGTTTCTTGACATCAGGTTGGGCTTCTAGCTCCACAATCACTTTGACAGCAGCCAATACTGGTACTATCAACTTGAACGCTGGTGATACATTTACTATCGCTGGTGTGTATGCAGTAAACCCACAAAACCGCCAAGCTTACGGCACAAACAAACTGCGTTCATTTGTAGTTAAGTCTGCTGTATCAGTAGCTTCAGGTTCAAGCGTTTCTGTAACTGTATCTCCTGCTGTTATTAGCGGTGGTCAATTCCAAAACGTATCAATTCCTACAACTTCTGCAACTGCGGCTGTAACATTCTTTGCAAGCCAATACAATGCAAGCGGTAATGGTATTGTTTCTCCACAGAACATCGTGATGCACCGCAATGCGTTTACATTGGCTATGGCTGACCTTGAGTTGCCTGAAGGCGTTCATTTTGCTGGTCGTGCAAGCGACAAGGAAATTGGTCTTTCAATGCGAGTCGTGAGGCAATATACCATCAACAATGACAGTATTCCTACTCGTGTTGATGTGTTGTACGGCTGGGCTCCTTTGTACCAAGAACTTGCTTGCCGAGTTGCGGCCTAATAACGGAGGGGCTTCGGCCCTTCCTTTTAAATTAATTTAAAGGAATCTAATCATGGCGAATCCAGGACCAGCAGTACAAAACTCAACCCACCCATCGAACCTTAATAGCCAACAAGCTTTGCGTGTTCTAGGTGTGTTGAAAGGCGTTTCTACAGCAGCAGCGGCTGACTTTGCAGTTCAAATTAACAACAGCGCACTTTATGTTCCTGTTTCAGTAGTTGTAGCTAACGCTAACAACGCTGGAGCAACACAATCTGTAGCTTCTGTAAATTTGGGTGTTTATACAGCTCCAGCTAAAGGTGGTACAACAAGTATTTTGACAGCAGCAGCATTGACTGGTCAAACAACTCCATCTTATGTAACTATCTCAGCAGCTTCAAATCCTAATACAGCGCAAACAGCACAAACTGTATATGTAAATATCTCTACAGCATTCGCTACTGCGACTGTTGATGTGTATATTTATGGATATGATTTAAGTCCAGGTTTCTTCTAAGGACTTGGGTACTAAAAGGAAAAAGCCATGCCCAAAAAGTATGGCTTTTTTTCTTAACTAACTTATAATGATTTAACCTTACACAAAGGAAAAAATATGTCTAAGACTACTGTTTGTCGTGGCAATATTATTGCTCAATCGATTGTTCAAGTAACACTTCCATCCACTACTATTTCAGGCACAAGTTCAGATGTAACTTTAACTGTTGCTGGTGTTCAGCCTAATGATTTTGTTCAAGCCGCTTTTGATGGTGCTTTAGTAACAGGTATTTCTATTGGCAATGCTTATACAAATACAGCAAATCAAGTTGTTGTTAGATTAATTAACAGTACTGGTTCTTCTGCCACTCAAACTGCTGGAACTTTGTTACTTAAAATTTCAACTTGTGAAGATTCTCCTATTCCTAGCAATGTAGTTTAAGGAGTTAAATAATGGCTTACGATTCAGCTTTTAGCCCTTTTGGGCCAACTTACTTGGTAAGCACTTCTGCGGTTCAAGTTAAAGCAACAAGCAATTTTTATCCTACTTCTTATAGAATTTACAATATAACAAGTGGAATTGTTCGCTTTGCTTGGGCTCCACAAGAGCCTGGTGATGCAACTGTTACTCCTACAGTAACTACTCCAACTGCAACTGGCACTCCTTATGTAATGTCTATTCCTGCAAATACAGTTCAAGTATTTAGTGGAATTCCTCCTAATGCGTGGTTTATTTCAGGCACAGCAACAAGCTTAGAAATTACTCCTGGTGAAGGAAAACTATAATGAGTTCAAATCAAGTAGCAAGTACAGTAACAGTCCAAAATGTGCCTGTTCAAGCTCAATTTAATTCAGCAGGGGTTTGTCTTGGTTTAGTTGGTCCTGGTGGTGCTTTCTTTTCCCCTCCTTTAACTGGTGATGTAATAAATCCATCTACTTTTCAAATGGGCGGCAATTTATTAGCATCAGCTACAACTTTGCCTACTATTGCATCAGGTTTTGGAACAAGCCCAACAATTACCGCTTCTAATACAATGTGTTTCAAAATTGTAGTGGGTACTGGTGGTGCGGCTAATGGAAGCATTACTTTGCCTATTGCGACTAATGGCTGGCTTGCATTTGCCGCTGATGTAACTAATGGTAATAGTTTATTTTTGCAATTAACTGCAAGTTCAGCTACATCGGTTACGTTTACAAGTTATTCAGTAACAACTGGTGCTGCCGCTAATATGTCTGCTGGGGATGTAATTTTAGTAAATTGCTTTGCTTATTAAGGTTTAAATATGGCTAATCCAGCTAATTCTACAGTTCAGAATTTACTGCCTGTACAGGCTTATTTTGATGTAAATGGAAACTTTCAGACTTTTATTGGTCAAGGTAAAGCATTTACAGCAACAATTAATCCTGTTCAGTCAGGCTTGACTATTACAAATAGTACTATTGATAGCAGTCCAATTGGTTCAACCACTCCTTCTACTGGTAGCTTTACCAGCGGTCAAGTAGCGGCCACTCCTACTGGCTCTACAGATATTGCTAATAAATTGTATGTAGATTCTGTAGCTGTTGGAATTAGTTGGAAAGCTCCTGTAACGGCGGCTACTACTACAAATATTACTCTTTCAGGATTGCAAACTGTAGATACAGTAAGCCTTGTAGCTGGCAATACAGTTTTGGTTAAAAACCAATCGACTTCTTCGCAAAATGGTATTTACACAGTAAATGCTGGTGCTTGGACTTATGCTCCTGGTTCTACTACATGGGCGCAATATGTAAGCGCATTAGTATTTGTTGAATATGGCGGTCAAGCTGGATCTGCGTGGTATTGTACGGCTCAACCAGGCGGTACATTAGGTACTACAGCGATGACTTGGAGCAATTTCTCCACAGCCGCAAATTATTCTGCTGGTACTGGTCTTACTTTAACTGGTTATCAATTTAGCATTACAAATACTGGTGTTGCCGCTACAACTTATGGATCAGGAACAGCAACTCCTGTATTTGCGGTAAATGCTCAAGGTCAGATTACTTCCGTTACCAATACCACCATTACTCCTGCAATTGGAAATGTAACTGGTTTGGCTACTGGAATGCTTACATTCCTACAAACTCCTACATCAGCCAATTTAGCGGCTACTGTAAGCGATGAAACTGGTACTGGAGCATTGGTATTTGCTAACAGCCCAACGCTTATTGCGCCAGCTTTAGGCACTCCTGCAAGCGGTAATTTCTCTACTGGTACATTTACTTGGCCTACATTTAATCAAAATACTACAGGCTATGCTGGAGGATTGGCTGGCGGTGCGGCTGGTTCATTGCCTTATCAAACTGGGGCTAATGCAACTACATTTTTGGCTGCTGGAACTAATGGTCAAGTTCTTACATTGGCTTCAGGAATTCCATCTTGGGCAACTCCTACTACTGGAACTGTAACTTCAGTAAGCGGTACTGGTACTGTAAATGGATTAACTTTAACTGGTACTATAACTACTAGCGGAAGCCTTACTTTAGGCGGTACATTATCTAATATTGCTAATAGCGCACTTACAAATAGCTCTATTACTTTTGGCTCTACAGCCGCCGCTTTAGGCACTACTGTAAGCGCATTAAATGGTGTATCTATAGGCGCAACTACTAGGTCAAGCGGTGATTTCACTACTTTGTCAGGTAATGCAGTTACAAGCACTACTCCAGTTTTAAGCTTCAACGCATCAAATACTATTGCTTCTTTTGGCTCTACAACTGCAAGCTCATACAATCAGCTTGTAATACAAAATAAATCAACTTCTGCTGGAGCATCTACAAATTATGTAGCAAGCAATGATTTAGGTACTGATTCTACTTATTATGGTGAATTCGGCATGAATTCATCTACATTTAGCTCAGGCACTCCTGCCGATTTCTTTTCTTTAAATAATGGAATTTACTTTAGCGGTCATGATGGCCCTGTATCAGTAGGCTCAGGCAATGGCCAAAATTTATATTTGGCATGGGGAAGTACAGGCCAATCTGCTCATGTAATTAATTCTAGCGGAGCAATTGGCTTAAATACTAATATTACTGGCACTACAAACTTTGGTACAAGCGGTCAAGTATTGACTTCTGCTGGTTCAAGCGCAACTCCTACTTGGACTACCATTTCTGCTGGCTTAACTGTAACTGATGACACTAGCACTAATGCAACTCGCTATTTAACATTTACTAGCGCAACTAGCGGCACAATTAGCTCTATTAATACAAGCTCTACAAAGCTTCAATACAATCCTTCTACTGGTGTTTTAAACATGAGTGGAGATACTGGAGCAATTAATATTCCAGTAGGAACAACTGCTCAAAGACCAACTGGTGCAAACGGATTAATTCGTTATAACTCCTCAACTGGTTATTTTGAGGCTTATGTAAATGGTGGATGGCAATTTTTTACTGGTACTCCAGCACCAGTTAATAGCGTTGCTCCTGTCGTTTCAGGTTCTACAACAGTAGGAGCTACATTAACAACAACAAACGGAACTTGGACAAACTCTCCAACTGGTTATACATACCAATGGTATTCAAATTCAAGTCCGATTTCAGGCGCAACCTCAAGCACTTATGTATTGCAATCATCAGACCTTACATATAATGTCTATTGCGCCGTAACCGCTACAAATCCTGCTGGATCAGTAGCGGCAAATTCTAATTCTGTTGGCCCTGTAACCAATACATACACAATTACATACTTGGCTGTTGCAGGT